TTAGACACTGCACTACCAATGACATTGCTAGTGTTGTAGCTCCATGGCATGGGCATTGGCATTGGATAAACAAAACTTCTATAGTATGGATAATAATAACCTGAAAACATTTTTACTCCTTAAAAAATGGGTTGACCTTGTGAGCCAACCCATTAGCTCATTTTATAACAAGCCGCCTGAGATGCCACCGTAGTAGCCACCATAGCCATAACCTGGATAACCAAATCCCAAACCGTAGCCGGGATAACCGTAACCAAAACCATAGCCATAACCGGGATAACCGTAGCCACCTAACACGCCGTATGGATAACCAATGCCAGCGCCCAGGTAACCTCTTCGTGCCCCAAAGCCCAGACCAACAATACCGGATCTATACATAATAGAATCCTCCCAATTAACTAATGCTAGTAGGTGTAGAAGTTTGTGTGGTACCAGTCATAGTACCTGTGTTAACTAGACCTTGGCTAGAAATTGCGCTTTGTAATGCGTTTACTGCGCTTAATTGATTTGCACTTTGGTAAGCACTAACAGCACCACCGTAAGCAAGACCCAAGCCACCGAATTGAACGCCCAAACCAGTCAATGCTGTGTTTGTGTTGATCAATGCTGTGTTCAAGTTTTGTGTGTTCAAGTCTACAACTAAACGACGAGTAGCTTCGGCTTGTTCCATGATCAAACGTTGTTGTGCGGCACTTGTGGCACCGATTGCCGCATCTGTACGAGCGGCGGCCAACATTGTTTGTAGCGTACTGTTAGCAATTTCTTGCTTGATGTTTGCTAGTTCTGTAGAGTCGTGTAATGCAACTTGCATAGCACGGTTGTTGATGTCGTTTGTTTGAGCGACTTGTAGTTTGTAGTTTTCAAAAATTGAATCGGAAACCTTTTCACGTACACCAGCTACCTGGTTTGTCAAAGCGAAGAAGGGATCAGTTGTTAGCATATCAGCCATTTTATTTTCCTTTAAAGTAAAATTCTAGGCTGTATGAGTGCCTAGGATTGTTCAACAACAGATTCGATTCTGCCGTTGTACAAAATTAGTTAAAGGAAAAAACGTCAATTACTCAGCGGCAAAAGTAGTATAGTGTGCGTCAGTACTACAGTCAAAAAAATATCCCTTGCGGGATATTTTATTTTATGGGGCCTGTTGTATTGGCTAACGCAAGTTGTGTTCTATTTTTAACACCATACCTTCGTAAGATTGCACTAACATGAATCTTGACTGTGTACTCACTGATTTTTAATATTTCAGCAATCTTGCCATTACTGAGTCCACGCTTGGCAATCAGTACAAAGATTTCACTTTGGCGCTTGGTCAAGTCAACACCCTTCTTTTTGCGAACGTATCGTTTCATAGGAACTGCAATAGCCACTGCTGGCCAGTGACTTTGACCCCTTCTCAGGTGTTCGTATGCTTTGACAGTGTCTGCTGGATCAAAGAATCGCATGCCCGGAATGATACCAAGCACCTCATTACGCTTTAATTGTGCAATCAATTCTGCATCACAGGCTGACGGAACAACCACTGCAATGTTAATAGTCTTGTCTGATACAAATTTAGTAAGTGATGACAACATAGTAAGCACTTCACCTAGCATCATGTTTTCACGTTCTAAAAAGTCTAAACGAAATACTACTAGCAAGTTGTTTCGAGCATCATCCTGCATTAGTGTAATAAGCGATGCCCAAGTTGGAGCAACGGTAACTTCAATGCCCGACTCCTTCCTTAGGTTATCGGCTACACTTAGAATCGACTTTAGCTCTTCGCTTTGTCCATTTTTGCTTTTAGTAGAAGATACCCAAGGGCAAAAATAAACTACGTCACTTAGGGTTTCAGGCATGTAATCCTTTGTTTCCGGCTAGCGCCAACTGTGTCCTATTCCTTACACCATATGCTTTTAGAATAGAACTGATATGCACCTTCACAGTACTTTCACTAATATTTAAAATTTGTGCGATCTTCTTGTTGCTCAAACCGCGATTAGCGACTAGTGCCATAATTTCTCTTTGGCGCCCAGTGAGCCTAATTCCATACTCCACGGTGGCTCTAGTAGATGACTTTACCTTAGGTACAATATATGCGTCAGGCCAGTGCGTTGATCCAGCTAATAATACATTTAAGGCGTCAAAGAAATCGGCATCGCCAAAACTTTTATAGTGTGGTACGATGCCGCTAATGTTACTTTTCTTTAAATGCTGAACGAACTTTTGTTCGCATTTGTCATTGACCAAAATCCCTACGCTAACTTTCTTTGGCCCTGCTATAGTTGAAATAGTTGTTAGCGCATCTACGATTTCATTTACAGTAGTGCCCGGAAAGGATAGTGCATCCTTGTTAAAAATTACCACTGTAATATCGTCTCCAGATGGCTCCTCGTGACATAGCTCTTGGCAAAGCAGGCTCATAAGAGCTGGCCATGAATCAACTACGTCAATGGTACTGTGTGTAATGTCGCTTATGGCAGTAATAGCATCAATGCTAAACTGGCCACGTAAAGTATCGAAATAAATTGTTCGTTTCATAATAATGTCCCCCAATAATACTTAAAGTGGGTTCGCACATTATTATGCCGGCTCTTGTACTAACGAACGCTTCAGTAGTAGTGTGAAACCACTAGTACTATCATTTAAACTAGTACCGTAGCAGAGTATAACAGTTTTGCGAAACGTTGTCAACGAACAAATGCTTGAAAGTAGTAAGTGGTTGGCACCGTAAGGTATTCGCGAACGATGGCAACTCCGCCCTGCGGTTGCCACCCATCTGCCAGTAGCTCCATAACCATCTGATGGAACGCATCATGCGTGGCATTGATAACACGGTATTCGCGGATCATGCTGTTATTCAACCTTCAAAACAATGACACGGGCGGAATTTTTGATCCATTAGAATCTCTTTTGAGAATATGCTGATACTTTTCTGGATGCTGTTTCATATCCTCAAGTCGTTGATAGAATCTTTCTTCAATCAAATCCATTGGATCTGGTTGATTGAAAAAGTCTTTGATCTTTTTAAAAAGATTCATTGTCAACGCCTTAAATGTAGAACGGGGAATTGAAACCGCAAGCATCGTAAACGCATTCACGCACTGCGGTGTCTGTTGCTTCGCCAAAATCTTCGGGGAAACGTTCAGCAAGACTACAGAGTTCGTGGTACACCTTAGGCCAATCCAATTTGAGGATTCGAGCAGTACGGACGATTGCATCAACTGCATCATTGCCAGCTTCAGTGTACATTGCATAATCTTGACTCATGTTATCTCCTTATTTGTCAACTGTGATTTTATCGCCACGCAAGACCCAAACAAAGGCCATAAACACCGAGCTCAGCTGATCTGCACCTGCTGAACGCATCATACGATAGCCTTCGCAAAAACCAATTTCTCGTTGCATAATGTTTTCCTTACAGTGTGTTAAGAGCTGGTTGCAATTCTACAATCAGTTCGCGTTCGCGAGCATGAGCCGCAGTCTTACCGCGCACTACTTCGAGCAAGTAAGGAGTGAACCCTTCGCGTCCATATGTACGAAGTGCTTCGCACAAGTTCCAGTTCTTGCTTTCAGTGTTAGCACGGCTCAAGTGACGATTAAAACGTCCACGAACTGAACCCAATGCAGTACCATCAACTACAGTGATACCAATGTAGCTTTCGCCTGTAACTTCGCAAAACAGTTCGTAAATTGCATGGTTACGATCTGTACGGCGCTTGCGTTGTGTAGTTGGCTTTTTGCTGTTCATGTGTTTATTATACTGCTATCTGGACCAGAAGTCGACCGTTTTTAAGCATTTTGAGCCAAATTTTTGGGCTAAAATCAGCTATTTTTTGTGTACTTTTGTTGTATTTTAGCAACATCTAATAATGTAACATTTTAGCAACGAAAATCTAGTTTTAAACCCCGTTATTAACTAAATAAACTTGGCAGATGATTTTGCCCACAACATAAGGAGTCCAAAATGGCCTCAAAATTAATGGTTATTAAACAAACTCGCCCATCATTAGATGTTGCATTTTATACAGCACCAGCAGAA